TCCATTGGAAGATCTCCCTACTACTTTACCATTCACATCTACCGAGAGATCACTGGCGTCTCTCAATAAGACCTGATGCCCGATCCTGATCTGAGTCAGGTCCGCTGCGGACATCTTGAAGTAGAGGACATCCTCTGCAGTGGCCCCAGACACGTAGGCCGAACTGAGGCCCGAGTCAGAGTAGACGCCCGTAACGGTGGCATTTTGAGTAGCCAGGTCCTTAGTCCACCAGTTAAACTCCGGGTCATCCGTCTTCTCACTTGCCATCTTACTCATGATAGCAGTCAAGGGCATATCCCCATTCGGGTAACGATAGAGAATCGCCTCCCTCCAATTTTTCGGGCGCTGATCAGTTACCCAGTCACCATTTCCACGCATACCTAAAAATGTCATATCTATACCTCCGAAACTAATTAATTAAATTAAGTGGCCAATCCCCACATCTCAATGATCAAGATACCCGCAGTAAAAGTCCCAACTGTTCCCGCCTCACCATTACACAGATACAGATAATAATCCGCGGTGGGAAGTACTGTAAAAGGTTTAACTGTTCCCACAGCGTGAGCCCCCCCGGCTACCATCAATGCCTGGGCATTAGCAAGTGCAGAACCGTCAGCATCGTATGCTCCCGTCGCTGCTGAAGAGGCATACAGATCTATATCATCTGCACCTGTTGCAGGAACTTCTGCACAACTTACTTGACCTGCAAAGATAACCCCATTCACTGCGGTAGTTACCCTGCCAATATGACACACTCCTGTATCACCGATGATATCCTTATCAGTCGTGGTAGTTTTAGCACCAGTAAGATCTATATACATCGTAGTCTTAATGATATTACCAGTTCTGAAAGTGGTCACATCATATGCTGCAATAAGTGCTGCCATAACAGTAGAAGCACTCATAGTGTCTACATTAGCTGACTGGTCTGCAACAGCATTTAACTCCGTCGGAGTTGCAGTCAGAAGTGTCCCGTTAAGTTTAATCCCTGTATCAGCTACTATATCCATATAGCCGTCTGCAGGAGAGTTGATATAAATCCCAGAGTCTCTAAATAACAACTTCTTCGTAGTGTTAAACTTGAAGTCGGTATTAGAGCCTATTCGCATAAGTTTTTCGAGTAGACTCATCACTCACCTCCTTACAGGTAAGAACTTTCGAACTCTTCCAGAACAAGCGCCCCAGTCTGAGATGCATTTGCCTGGAGAAAGAACAGGAATGGAATAACCGTCTCACCCGCATCAAAGGAAAAGGCCGCGGTAACAGTGGGAGCAGCGCCATCGATCTTATACGTTACTACCCCTGCCGCAGATACATCCACCCGCAATTCATGGATCCCTGCATCGGCCCAATCGTCAGTGGTGTCAGTGGTAGCAGTAGCACCACCATTGAGAATCGTCTCAATAGTGATATTCCCACTGATCACATTCAATACTGCCATCTCATCATAGTCGTCCAGATTTGCTTGGGCTGCCTCAGCTTTGCGAAACCCGAATGCACAATCATCGGTACCAGCCACAGTCGCGATGGAGAATCTGAGACGTGCATAGAAGGCGGTGCCTACTGTGTATGCTCGGGGAGCCTTAGAGGTAATACCCCCAGCAAATGCCACCTCCCTACCATCATTATCAGTCTGGTCCCCTGCTACTGAGCATCCAGTAGATGCAAGCACCCCGAGCCCCGTGATAGTCTGGGTGCCTCTGGCACTATACTCAAATGAGTTCCCAGACCCAGGAAAGAATGCGGTATTTGCGGCTGACCCAGTACCACTTGCCAGTGCTGTAGTAGCAGCATTAGCCAGACAGAAAGGCTGAGTGTCAAATTTCTCCAAGCAATATCTCTTGGAATTATCCGCTTTGACAGCACCAGTTACGGCGATATCACCTACCATCAACTTGTCAATAAATCTTCCTTCACCAGCCATATTCTAACCTCCTTAGTCAGAAATGAGATCGTTGATTTCATCTATCAAGCCCCCACTAGGGGCAGGTTTACTCTTCACACTCTGCGAACCTCCGGGAAGGGAGGGCTTAGTTGGCTTAGTCGCATCTTCCTTCTCCTGCTTCTTAACCTCCTTAGCAATTCCCAGAGTTGTGTAAGCACGAGTAGCTGCTTCACTAAGCACCTGCACTACATTCCACTCCGGATGCTCAGCCGCTACTTCATTCGCCACGTTCCCTACAAACACCTTAACAGGTTTCAAGTTGGGATGCTCACCATAAAACTGCTTGGCAATATCCCTCATCGCCGATTGCCTGTTGACATAAGATCCCACTACATTAGGAACCGCTGTCAGCACGTGTTCAGATGTAGAGTTCCTGATGGCCCCCGCGAATTGCTTCATAAAGTCTATGAAACTTTCCTTGGTTTCCATCGTCTTGTCGTAATCAATCTTGGACAAGAAATCTTCCAGGATTGCATCTGGAGTGGCTACTGCCACAGCCGCAGACGCTGGAATCGGTACTGTGGGGGGAGTAGTTACAGTAGGAGTTGGAGCAACCCCACTACTCAGTTTCTCCACAAGACTCTGCAAAGTTGCAATCTGCGCCTTGAGAGCAACCAACTCACCATCCCCTGTAAGTGTAGCAGAGGGGGTAGGTACAACTTCACCAGCTGGACTAGGGATCTCACCAACTCCAGGATCTGCCTCAGAAGGCGTTACCTCTGGGGTAGGAGTTACACTTTCCCCACTGGGATTATCTCCAGAAGGTGCTTCAGGCACACTTCCTTCTTCACCCGAGGGTGCATCACCCACAGGTTCTACAACCTCAGTTACATCTAACAAGTCACTGATTTCATCTTCCATTGTAGGAACTACAATCTCATCTGCCATAACTAATCCTCTTTGTTTTGATTATCTCTTTCAGTATCAGACACACTGTTCTCATACAGGTCAGTAAAGATCCCCGATACCAACCTAAGTGCCTGAATACCTCCTTGGGTTTTAAGAAATGTTTTCGAATCTGCTACCTCAATCACATCGCGCATTTGCTCTATTCTTATAGCAAGTTCGCGCAAGAAATCTAGGTGAATACTCCCTTCGAGGAATGACTTAAGGATGTCAGGTGAGGTTCTAGGAGAATAGTCCCTAACCTGCTCAATCACATTCTTTAATTCTTCAGGTGTTAACTTATCACTCATTTACTGCACCTCTCATAGGGATGATGTTCCCAGCTTGAGCCTGTTTCAGAACAGCTTCATCTGGCATAACTTGAGCATTTACATTGCCACCTTTCCTCACAAAGTCATTAACATTTTTGGCCCCTAAGTTACGGGCTATGTGAGTGAAGATTCTTACCACATCAAAATTCTGAGCTAGCTCAGGATTGTTTCCCAAGATCTGAAACAACTGTACCCAAGTCTCAGCATAGTTCCCACCTGGCACTGACCCATCTCGAACTATAGTATCAAAGTGTACATTGACAGTGCTAGGATCAACTTGAATTCTACCACGGTCTATAGACTTGCCATATTCCTTAATGAGAACCTCTTGCCAATCCCCAGATAACTTAACATAAGCAGGGGACTTCATCATCTGCCTATTGTGAATACCAAAGAAGGTCCCGATATCCTGCATCCCCTGCATACCTACTATCCGAGCTATCCTCTCCAAGCGATTAACTCCACCTGCTCGAGTTCCTTGGAACTCCGCACCTGTAAGGCGATCAGGACCTCCAGTCCTCAGAGCTCCCTGCATACTAGAATCTGCCCCAGATATCCGGTCCATCCACTGGACGATCCAAGTGGAATCTGCTACATTTCCCCTAGTGACATCATTCACTTGGAGTTGCTGCGCTACATCCTTAACTCCCTTCCCCCATGCAGGGCGGCGTAGTCTAATCAACTTACCTGGCTCTGGATTCTTGAGATCATTACTATTTACCAAGTAAGGATCATATATAATCATATCATTGATTGCTTTCCTCACATTAGCAACGTGGGAGTTAAACATGAAATCTAACACCCCTTGCATACCGTGCAAGATCTCAATCCTTGAGATAGGGGTCATAGAGTAGCCATCAAAATCTGGAGCAATCACACTTACTGGGATCTTATTGTGATCCAGACCCGCAGGCTTAGCCTTGACTATCACCTCATCAGCCACCACCTCGAAGTACCACAACTCGGGATACTCACCCTTACCCAGCCCCTCATCTTTAGGAATAAGTTTGATGAACATCTTAATCCTGTCAGTAGCAGTGCTAGTCATATTTGAGAGATAACTTCTCGAAGGCATGTTAGATTTAGTGTTACGTCCAGAGTTATCTCCTACATATATTCCAGTTCTCCTACCAATCAATTTCTTAATATACTTAACATTGAACATCTCTGGATCATTCTGCTCTTCAGAAAGTAGAGACATGTAGTTAGTATTATTCACCCACCCTGAGTATTCCCCCTCCTGGGGTTTATGAATAGGGACACTTACATCGGGGAGATACAGATAAGGATCTATATTCTCCAATGCATTCCCTTCAAAGAGAAGTTGGTTCTCAAGAATCTGAGTCTCCTTTCTAGTCCCCATCCCAAAGAACCTAGGGATTTCCTGCACTACAGACTTCTTACCATACTCAGATACCCAGGTAGGGGTCACTACTCCAAACCCATAAGCAAAGGCATCCCTTGCCATAGTGTGGAGGTTGAGTCCCACCTTATTCTTAATACACTGGATAGCAATCAACTTCTCCAGAAGTATGGCCCCAATCACTGTATCCGGACTCGTACCCTCGTAGCGAAAGTAAGGGTCCTGTAAGAAGGATGAGACGTAGTAAGAGAGAAGAGTCTCCAATACTGTATACGAGTAAGGAAAGACTATACTCACTGGTCTACGCTTATCACTATCCTTAATTGCATTCTCTTCCTCATCCACTGGGATGTAAGCAGTCAAGGTATGATCTATAGAATTCCAATCGGAGTGTCGCGTACACATAACTCGTGCACTATCATAGGCATTCTGCATAACCTTATCCCTGATACGATTATGCAATTTGCTCCCAGGCTTTAGATCTAATCCCTCAGGATAATCATAGTTATAATTATCCCTAAATTCAGGATTCTTAGACCTGTAAAGCCCACCATTAGAATCCCCTACGATTATACTAGGCATCTATATCCCCATTCCTGTGTTGATTTAATTAAGATAGCATTCATATAATCAGACCCATCTCCATAGCATCCATCTCACTCTCACATTCCAACGTATCGTACTCATCAGATGGAGGTTCTTCTTCCATCTCATCAGAAGGATCGAAATAGATAGCATGCTTGTCCATTATGAAAGTGATGTAAGCTAAGGCATCCATCAAGTCCCAGAGTTTAGACTTGGGGAAGCTAAGGAGTTGACCCTCTAACTTACCACAATTACTCTTGTTGTGATAGATATAACCCAACCTATAATATGGCCCCAGGGTAGCTATTCTTTCTGCTTTTCCCTTCTCATTAACTCCCCTCTTCGCACTCAACTCAACCAAGAGAGGGTGGATGTTACGTTGACGACACTCATTCTCAACTGGCTGCTTTATAAACTCACTCAACCCTGTGGTCTCATATCCAAGCATAAAGGAGTTGTAGAATTTTAATTGGCGAAACATCTCATCATAGAGTTCATCTGGGTAGACTTTTCCACTGAAGAGTTCCCGCACAAATACTTTCCTACTCGTGCGATCTACAGCCACCGTAATAATGGCAGTATCAGCAGATTTCAACTTGACTGTCTTAGCAGGATCCACTATAGTAATATGATGCATGCCGTAGGTGCGACATTCTTCTTTGTTCGGAAGTACTATCTTATCCAACTGGTCATCAAAATATTTAAAGTACTCCTGTTTGAAGACTGCATCTTCTTTGGCTATAGGAATATTCATCCTCTCCATATAGAACTCATCAAGAGTTCCCTTCCTACGATGCTCCTCAACCTCCGCCATCACCTCTTCATCGGTCATGTAGTTAGTATCAAGTGACTTGTAGTTTTCATCGCATATGGAGAGTTGTACAGTCTTCCACTCGGGAGACTCCATTAAGTCGGCTAAGATAGAATCCTCATGTTTGATGGTATCTATATAAATAAAGGTAGTCTTCTTAGCACTATACCTCCCCTCAGTCTTCATGAGATCCCCATCAAACCAGGTGCGGAGTTTCTCACGATTCTCCTTACTACGGATCTCATCTTTATTTTCTAAGTCATCTATGATGACTAAGTCTGGGCGATAGTTAGCCCAGTTAAGCCCCCGCACCTGCTGCCCAGCTCCACGAGGGAGGATGAATGTGGAGCCATAAGCAGTCCAGGCACTCTTGGAGAATGTCTCGTCCATGGACTTATCTTCTCCAATAACATCTTTGATGTTTCCAAAGAGGGCCTTTACCTGAGGGTTGGACAGTAAGTCTCGCTTAATGTTCTCCGTTTGCATCTCTGCAGATGTAGCACTATTACTCAGGTATACGATAAAGTTAGCTAGCCTAAACAAGATAGCCCTCATTACCACCGTCCTAGCAATAGAGGTCTTCCCAATACCACGGGGTGCAGCAATAGCTATCTTATGATATCCAGAGTTGATCAGATCAAAGATGGCCTGGTGGAGAGACGAAAAGTCTGCGTAAAAGATCTCAGGGAATAGTGTGCCGCAACACACTTTGATGTCTACTACACATAGACTTAGAATCTCTTCTAACTCTTGGTCTTTAATTGAGTCTGCCATAATTACCATTCTGCCGCATAGATTGGTACATAGCCAAGTAAAACTCCACTTGAATTATAAATAGGCCATGCTTTAGATGTAGCTCCAGAAGGGGTATTGGCATTAGCTGTGGTATTTCCTACCCCCAACCCATCACCAGACCCAAGAGATAAAACATTAGCCGCGGGTCTACTCAAAGTTGCATCTACATCTGCTGCGCCACCAGGACCGAAAGAAAGAATACCATCTCCAGTAATCTTAAATGTTGGGTAAGTTTCTAAAGTTCCTCCAGTTGATTGTTGGACTCGAAGGACATTTTTGTCACCATCACGAACTACATGGATATAGTCATTATCAACAATCCTAACATAATTATCTTCGTCGGCCATCCAACCCTTATGATGGTCATAAGACTCCCAAATTGTAGTCGTGGAATTATCTGTAATATTTGATGCTGCAATCGGTCTAAAGTCACTTGTCATTTGCCCACTTGTTATGTAGGTATAATAAGTAGTGGCGGCTATTGTTCCACCTTTAAGACCTGCGTCTTTACATCTTAAAAACTCCACATTGATACAATTAGAAAGATCAAACGCTGGGATGCCTGCTTCAGTAGCAAATGAACTACGATCAAATAGAATACCTCTAGGAATTTCCCCACCTTCATTAGA